TCAGCCGGCCTCCACATCAGGAAATTGAAAGCGGGCCACGACCCGGCGCGCCCACGGGGCGCTCAGCGCGCTCTCGACGACGCCATGTCCGCTGTACGCATGGACAAAGCGGGGCGCGTCCCCCGCCTGCGACTGAATGCCAAGATGCTTCGCAACAGATCCATCTCTCATCCGAAACAGGATGACATCGCCCAAAGCCATATGGCCGACGTCTTTCGGCACCAAATGACGAAGTGCAGCATCCCAAAGCAGTTCCTGCCCTTGAGGTTCAGCCCAGTCCATGCTGTACGCAGGCGGCGCTTCAGGTTCCCGCCCGATCACCGAACGCCAAACACCTCGCACCAGCCCGAGACAATCCGTACCCGCACCACGCGCAGCCATCTGATGAATGTACGGCGTCCCAATCCAGCTGCGCGCTTCCTCAACGATCCGAAAGGCATCTACTCTCATCTCAAGCTCCCCCCGCCATTCACCCCACCAGAGGTCGGATAGGCCAGCATCCAGTCATCACTGGGAAGATCCGGGAAGCCTTGGAAGTTGATCAGATTGTTGAACTGCAGGCGACAGGTATCGAACCTCTTGTCACATCCCACAGTCAGGCGAACCTGATCCTCAGGCCCGATATCCGCGCGTATGGCTTCCCAAAGCTCAATCCGACGCACGCCACTTTCGAACACGTCACGCTTGATCATGCCCCACAAACCGGCTGCCGCGCCCGACAAGACGTCAAGGCGCCCGCGCATGAACCACTGCGGCTCAAAACCGGCTAGATCATCCCACTCAAACACCCTACCATTTATGACCCGATCCGCAGGGCCCTCGTGCCTGTACCCTGGCAAATCCAGGTTAAAGCGGCATGCACGGTCACCCAGCACAGCTGTACAGGGTTTTTGGTAAATACGACCCAAGGGCCGGTTGAGTGCTTCAGTCAGCCCCCGCAATTCGGCGTGAAAAGCGCCACCCGAGCGGCGAAGTTCACCGATGGTGCCGCGAAACTGCAACCAGCGCACATCAGGATCTGACCAGTTTACCAACCACGCCCGCACCTCGGCGTTGTCAAAGCGCCCGGCCTCAATTTCGTCCTCACGAACCGACGCATCCGTCAGCACGCCCAGCGCTTCCGTGTTGTCAACGCTCAGGCCCGTACTTTGCGCAAGTGCGGCCGCAGACAAGCCCGTGTCAGCCCGAAAAGTGACACCGTCAAAGGTCAATTCTGTATCGTGATCGGTGAAACCAAAGGTCTTGCCGTCCTTGCGCGAAATCGCCCAAGCACGGCACAGCGTTGTCACGCCCGTTGCCGCGTGCGCCAGAAATTCGTCGCTTTGCCCGCTCATCAGATACGCACCTCGATTATGGGAACATTGGGCACGGTACCGGCCTGGAAGCTGGCGACCGATGTCTGGATTTGGTCCGTGTCAAACCGCACCGGCACGTCAAACTCAAAACCCGCCGTGATCTCTTCATTCTCTTCGGGAGGGTGTTGGAAAGTGATCAGACCCGTGGTCAGATCAACCTCGTAGTCGACACCTTCCTGCATCTCATCACGCCCCAAACCGACGCGGACAGAACCAGCAACAGGTTTGGCAATGGGTCTTTCATAGGAAAATGACCCCGAGCGATATGTCTTGACCAACGGATAAACAGCGCGCACGCCATCTCCCGTTGCAATTGTCTGGTCCAGAAAATCTGGATCCGAGCTGGCGGCGCCCGACTTGAAGTCGGCCCAATCTTTCCAGCGGAACCCGTACATCTGCCCCATGCGCGCTTCAAAGAACGCAATCAGGGTTTCAACGTCATCCAGGGACCGCATACCAAGTCCGGCGTCATAGCGGCGCCGCGAATGGGCCCAGGGTGTGTTGCGCTCCTCATACCCGTTGGCAAGCGTTACAACCTCGGTCCGGCGTTCCGGCCCGCCGACGGACCCAAAGCTCAGAGAGGCGGGAAATCGTACCTCGTGGAAATTCATGGTGGTGGCTCCCCTTCAGTCTCTTAACGGTTGCGGTGCGCACGGCTGAGCGCGCGGTTCATCTGGGCGGCGATCTGGTTCTGCGATCGGGCAAAGCCCTGTACGTCGGGGGTGTTGATATTCATCACGACAGTTGGCCCGCCTTGCGCGGCACCTGCACCGCGCACACCAAGCTTGCCATCCGGCCCTCGAGCCAACGGCATGATGGCTTCCGGTCCCGCCTCTCCCATCACACCCATCCCGCCCCGCATTCCGAACGGGGTCGTGGAACTGACGACACCGCCAGATGCGAACGGCATCACCCGGCCCTGACTGAAGGGGGCACCATCCGCAAAGGGCAGAATGCTTCCGAAAACACTCTCGGCCCCGCGCGCAAGCAGTCCACCCACATGATCGGTGACCGGCTTCATCGCGGCATTGTACGTGGCGTTGATCATGGAGTTGGCCAAACCGTCCAACGCATCCGACAGGCTCATGCCGTCAAAGACCAACCCGTCAAACGCCTTTCGCAGCCCCCGCGACAAACCCTTTTCAAGCGTTGCCACATCCCTGTTGGTCGCGGCCAAACTCTCCCGCATCCGGCGCAACTCGCCGTCAAATCCGGTCACCATGTCCGCGGTGGCGCTCAGCGTGAATCGCAGGCTTTCGCTGCTTTCCTCAAGGTTCTCGATCTCGTCGTTGTACTCACTCATTCGGGATCCCCTTCCGACCTTTCATCCGGCCAGGCCGCCATCAACGCATCCAGGCCCTCGCTCAACAGCGGCGCGGCCTGGGCAGGTGTGCCCAGCATTATCTGCAATTCGGCAGGGGTCAGCGCCCAGAACGCCTCAGGCGTCAGGCGCAACCCCTGCATCCCGGCCCGCATCAAGGCGGGCCAGTCCAGGCTTCGGCTCATGCCTCCGGCACCACAAAGGCGCGGGCGATCAACTCAGCCGCAGCGCGTGCAGCACCCATCGGCCCTCCGGCAATCTCGGCATGATCCAGAGCATCCTCATCAAAGTCAGAGCCGCCACCCGTCAGACCAGCCTTGAGAACAGCAAGGACGTCGACACTGGAAAACCGGCCCTGTTCGAACCGCTCAACCAAAGCCACCAACGACGGCTCCGCTAGGGCAGCCTCAAGCCCTGCCAGCGCTCCAAGGGTCAGCCGCATGGTCTGCGGCTCGCCGTCAATGACCAGGGTGACCTCTCCCCTCCACGGATTGGTCATCAGGCCACAAGCGCCGTAAAGGCCAGCGCCCCGGCAGACGCCAGCGACACCTCGTAGGTGGCCTCGCCATTGTGGCTGCCGGAGTACTCCAGCGACGTCACCTGAAACGGCCCCTCGACGATGCCAAAGTCCGGAATGATCACTTGAAAATTCGGCGTCTCCCCGTCAAAGAAGATCTGGCGCGCACGTTCATCCGTGCCCTCGTCTTTGAACACCCCGGCACCGCTGATGCTGGCGGACCTTACCCCTGCACCGGCCAGCAACTCACGCCATCCACCCTGGCTCTCCAGGCTGGTGACATCCACCGTCTCGGCGTTGAAGCTGACGCGCGTGGCTCGCAGGCCCGCAATGGTTTCGAACTGCCCGTCCGAGGTCATGTCGACCTTCAGAAGCAGGTCCTTTCCGTTCTGAGCACCCATGGGTTTTCTCCGTTTGAATTGAACTGATTAGTTATCTTCGGTCCGCGCGCGGAACGTCAGGTCGATGCGGCGGCCGGTGCCCTTGTCGATCTTCACCGCACGGGCACGATCAAAGCGCAAGAACACTAGACGGCCGCGCGTCAGCGGCAGATCAGCATCATGCAGCACGTCACAGACAGCGCCCGCGACCTCCTTGGCTTTGAAGAACCCGGGCACCTCGGTCACCACCGACACGTCAAAACGGTGCTCGGCACCACTGCCGGTCTTGTCGTCTGCGGCCCGCACGGTCTCGGGACCGATGCTGACATAGATGCTGGGCAATGCCCCGCTGGGCAGCGCGTCATAAACGGCATCCCCCACCGCATCACTTACGGCAACATCGGCGGCGACTGCAGAAAACACCGCGCTCTGCAGCGCTGCGGAAACGGCATAGCTCATATCGCAATCTCCTCATCGGCCATGCAGATCAGATACCGGCCCTCCGGGTCGCGTTCCGCTACGCTGCGGATGTGAAACAGGCGATTGCCATCACGAAACCGCTGCTTCGCCATTGGCCGCTCCGGATGGCCTACGGGCGCACCGCGCACGACAATCGCGTAGGGCACGGCAGAGACTGCAGCACCAGTGGCAACGGTCTCGCGCCCCGTCCGCGCGGTCAGCTCCGCCCACAACACGCCAAGGGGCGACCAGCTTTCGGCAAAACCGCCCGCGCCGTCAGACACACGCGCCGGGCTCTCAAGGGTCAGGCGCCGGTTCAGGCGCGGCGTCTTCACCGGACACCCCCGCCCAAGCGGATGGGCCTATAACGCTCAATCAGGCTGGTCACGCCAAAGGGCATGCAGCCTTCGCTCAAGCTCGTCTCGTTCCGGAACTCATAGTAATGCGCGGCCAACAACATGACGGCCTGCGCCAGATCAGCGGGCACCTCGGACCAGACGGCCCCATAGCCTGCGGTGAAGGACACGCTCAACGCACCGGCTGCCGGAATGGTGGGCAAAGCTGCCCCCACAGATCGCAAGCTCGGACGATGCGCATCCCGTTCCAGCCATTGGGCATCGCCAGACACCGATGTCTCCACACCTGCCCGATCCACCAGCGCGACCGCGTTGACCGCAACAACCGGGGCCACGGGCAACGCCACCGCATCCGGCGCACTCAGGGACGTCACTGACAAAACAAAGTCACGGGCGATCAGCACCTTGCCCGTCCGCGCCTCGATCGCGGTCACAGCAGCCCGCAAAAAGCTGATCAGCACCGCGTCCTGCACGCTGTCATTGCCAAAGCCGCTGCCCAGACGCAGATGCGCCTTGAATTCTTCGACCGGCAGCGCGCCATCGGGCACCGTGGTCACCTCGTTCAACATCATGGAACATCTCCAGGAAAATTCTGCCCCTCGGCTCCAAAAGGTCCGGGCGCGCGCCAGTCCGCGTTGCTCGGACGGAGGGGAGCAGCTAGACAACACGGCGCACTTGATCAGCGCGCACCCGGGAACCGGGGGCAGTCATCCACCCCCGGCCATCCGCACCTGCCCTTAGGCGGTTGCGAATTTCAGCAGTTTGATCGCGGCAAAGTCGCTCACGTCACCACCCACGCGCTTGGTGGCATAGAACAGGACGTGGGGTTTGGCGCTGAAGGGATCACGCAGCACACGCAGGTCGGGGCGCTCGGCCACAGTGTAGCCTGCGTTGAAGTCACCAAACGCAATCGCATCGGCACCCGTACCCGCATCAGGCATGTCTTCGGCGATCAGAACCGGATAGCCCATCAGCGTCGCAGGCTGACCAGCGGCCAGACCGTCCGACCAAAGGAAGCGGCCATCATTGTCCTTCAGCTTGCGCACAAAGCCAGCGGTCTTCGAATTCATGACAAATGTCGCATTGGCACGGTACTCGGCACCCAGCGCATAGACGACATCAATGATCGCCTCGGCAGTCACGTCACCATCCACACCCGTGGGCACATAGCCAAGGTTGCCCCAGGCCCAAACATCATTGTCGACGGTCGTGTGGGTCAGGAACCCCTTGGGCTTGTCGTTGCCGTCACCATTGACGAATGCCGCCGCTTCGGCGCGAGCAAACTTGTCGGCGATACGACCGGCCAGCCAACCTTCGATGTCGAACGCGCTGTCATCCAGCAGACGCTGCGATGCTTTCGGCAGGGCCGACAGCTCGTGAAGCGAGATGGTGATACGGTCGATGGACGGTGTGTCGGTCTCGGCTTGCGTGCCGGTCTCGGTTGCCCAACCTGCGCCCACATCGGTGTGGTCCACGAGGACATCATAGGATGTCGCCTCGACATTCACCACGGACGCAATCGAACGGATTGAGGCAGTCGCGTTCAAAACCGATTTCACCGACTCCGATGTCGCCGGATCAACCAGGTACCCGCCGTCCGAGTTCACCGCCGTGGACAGCGATTTGCCCTCGAGCTCCAGGCCACGCAGGCCATCATCTTCGCCCGAACGCAGATAGGCGTTGAACGCCTTCTGATGGGGGGCATCCGTCTCAACCGCACCAGCCAGAGGGGTGCGTGCAGCCGTCATGTTTTTCCGATCCAGCATGGTTAGTCGCTCTTCCGTTTGTTGAAGTTTGGTTTGAATGTCGGCCTTGAAGCCTTTCAGTTCATTGACGAAACCACTCATGGCCTCGGCAACGTCCTGGACCGGGGACAAACCTTCCCCGGCCCGAGCCTTGATCTCGGTCTTGCTCATCAGCATGTCCTTGATGGTTGGTTGTGAAACGGCCCGGCGCGTTCAGCGCTGCGCCAACTCCGCGCGCGCAGCCCGCAAGGCCGCCGCCATGTCGCGCAAATGGACATCCGCGTCCGAGGGCACATCCTCGGACTTGGCCGCCACCCGCGCACTGGGCAGCATCGGGAAAGTGACCAAAGACACCTCCCAAAGCTCCAGTTCGGTCAAGAGCCGCTGGCCCTTGTCATTCTTCGTGGCCTTGACGGTGCGATATCCGATGCTGAGCCCATCAATGGCCCGCGCCCCAATCAGTTCCGCCGCCTCGCGGCCCTTGGCAATGGACGGCAACAACCGCCCCTTCACCCACAGCCCCTTGGCATCCTCACGCACCTCGTCCCACACCCCGATGGGATGAGCCGGATCATGCTGCCACAACATCTTCACGGACCGCCCCTCGGCAGCAATGGCCTTCAAGGACGCCGCATAGGCCCCCTTCGTCACCACATCGCCACCCTGGTCACAGGCGCCAAACAGGCTGGCATACCCTTCGATCACCGTGCCATCCTGCACCTCGACCCCCTCGCCAAAGCGCGCAAATTTCGTCTCCAGACCGGTTTCCACCTGCATCCACTCACTCCTTTTCATTAGTGGGGAATAGCCGCCATGATCGACTGAAACCCGGTCGCCAGAACGACCGCGACAACGCCATAAACGGTCAGCCACAACCGCTTCTCCAACCGCTCCATCAACGTCTCCAGACGCTGCAACCGGTCGGAAATATTGGCAAAATGGACCTCGGTCAGGCGCTCATGGGCCTCCAGCTTCAATCCCGGTCCACAGGCGAATTTCTCCCACAGCTTGGCATCATCCATCCGCATCGTCCTCGGACACCGCAGGCAAGCCCAGCAAACGCCGCTTCTCCGCCACGCTCAGGAAATCGGCCCCAGCCACCCGCGCCCACTGCGCATCACGTTCCGCAGCCAACGCAGGCACCTGATCCAGATCCGGGGCCAAGACCACATCCTCACCCGTATGCGCGCCCAACCACTCGGCCAGAGCCGCCGCCACGCGGGTCGCCAGCGGCAATACTGTCAGGCGGTAAAAAGCCCGGTTCGCCTCCTGATAATTGGCGTAAGTGGCATCACCCTGAATGCCCAACAGCATCGGCGGAACCCCAAAGGCCAACGCAATCTCCCGCGCCGCAGCCTCCTTGGTCTTCTGGAACTCCATGTCCGACGGCGAAAAGCCCATCGGTTTCCAGTCCAACCCACCTTCCAGCAGCATCGGGCGCCCCGCATTCCGCGCACCCGAATGGTTGGTCTCAATCTCACTCACCAACCGCTCATACTGATCGCCCGACAGCTGCGACTGCCCATCCGCCCCGCGATACACAATCGCCCCAGACGGCCGCGCCGCATTGTCCAAGAGCGACTTCGACCATCGCGACGCCGCCGTATGGACATCGAGCGCCATGGCCGCCGCCTGCATGGGCGAAAACCCGTAATGGTCGTCCTGCGGATGAAAGCTCTTGATATGACAGATCGGGCTCACCGCCCCACCCGCATCAAACCGATGCTTCGCCCCGCCAACCGCATATTCATAGGCCACAGGCCAGCCATCCGACCCCGGGACCACCGACATCCGATCCGACCGCAGGACATGCAATTCCAGCGGCGCGCCACTTTCCCCAGCGACCGCCTCAACATACGCGTTCCCGGACAACAGCAACTGCGCGTAAAGCGCTTCAAGCAACTCCGCACGCCCCTGCCCCGGATTGGGCCGCTTGATCAGCGACAGGATCGGATGCGTTTCAAACCGCTGCTCCATATCCTGCAACACCAGCGGCAACGCCGCCGCCGCCTCTGCAATCAGCTTGACGGACCGAAAGCCCACGGGGTTCCCGGAAAAACCGGCCCGCGTCAGCGACACCGCATCACGCGGCGACCACGCCACACGCCCCCCCGTCTGCCAGGCCACCACCTTGCCCGTCGCACTCGCCTTCTGTTCCGGCACATCCGCCTGCGCCCGGCTCCGAAAGAAATCAAACACACCTGTCTCCTTCACATGATCCCGAGAGAGGCCAATCCCCCGTCCGTCCAAAGAAAAAGGCGGCCCAAACCGGAACCGCCTCACCGACCGGGACACCGCCCCGATCCTTCATCTTGCCAAATAAACTCTCCCCGAAGGGCCGCTCTCCATCCAGCGCCGGAACCTATCGTTCCAGCCCTTCATTTCGCCAAATAAACCGCCCCCGGAGGGTCGGTTTCAAACCGCGCGCGGCTCACAAACTCCGCACCCCCGGTCGCCTGTACGCATTCGCAGGCTCAATCATCAACTCATGCAGCGCCCAGACCAGTGCATCGACCCGGTCAGGCGATCCCTCGCCCTCATACCCGGTCCGCGTCATCCGCGTCATCTGATCCTCAAGTTCACCAAGACCCAGAGCATGTGTCACCCGGTCCTGCTCATACAGCGCCGCAATCGGCTCCGCCCGCGCCACCTTCCCCTTAGAGGCATGCACCGTCTTCAGCGACACCAAGGGATCTACCTGCCGGATCACCTCGCTCACCAACTGCCCGCCCTGGTTCACCTCAGCCACCAACCGGTCGGCCTTGTACTTGTCCATCGCGTCAATCGCCGCCTTGGCCCACCCACTCGGCCCCACACCCTGCACGGTGCAATCGGCAATCACATGCGCCCGCCAATCCTGCGGCGGCCCATCCATCGACACCCCCGCGACGATGATGCCGCAGGCGTCAGAGGAGCGCCCGGCACTCACTGCAGGGTCCAGCCCTACCACCACCCGATCCAGCTTCGGTTTCCGTTTCCGCCGCACCGCATCCAACATCGCCGTGGACCAGAACGCCCCATCGACGTCCGTGAGCAGAATACCTTCCAACTCCTGCCGCCCCAACCGCGTCCCGGCATAGCGACGGCGCACCTCTTTCAGGAACGAACCCGCCAGATTGGCGGCATTCGCCTCGGTCGGCGCGTGGGTCATCACGGTGGACGACTGTGCCAGCAAATCCTTCAACACATCCACATTGCGTGGCGTGGTCGTCACGCAACAGCGCGGATCATCGCCCAGCCGCAATGCGAACTGCAGCATGTCCCAGGTCTCCTGACCTTTCTTCCACTTGGCAAGCTCATCGACCCAGGCGCAATCGAACTGCGGCCCCCTCAACCCTTCCGGGTCAAAGGCGGTATGAATGGTGGCGACAGCCCCGTTGGGCCATTCCAGCATCTTCCGGCCCGCATGAAACTTCGGGCGCCGATCCGTCGGGCTACACGCCACGATCCCGCTCTCGCCAAAGACCATCACCTCGCGGACCTGCTCGATGGTCTCGCCCACCAGCGCCACACGCCGGGCCTTTCCCTTGTCCAGCGGCATCGGCCCCTCGACCATCGACCGCACCCATTCGGCACCCGCACGGGTCTTGCCCGCACCACGCCCGCCCATGATGACCCAGGTCCGCCAATTACTCTCGGGCGGCAACTGGTGTTCCATGGCCCAGAACTCAAACAGAAAAGGGAGGGCGCCAATGGCGCCCTCTCCCAACTCATTCAGAAACCGCTCCTGTGCCTCCACAGGCGCGGAGGCGACCAAGCGCGCACCGTACCTCAGCTCGGGCAAAGTCAAGGTTGAGAGCGTATCCGTTTTGGGCAATGCCACTCCGGGCTTGTCGAAATTCGTCAA